CAGGAAGGTGCCTATTCTCCCACCACGGGCAAAATGTCTGCCGGGCTATACTGGGACACCAAAACGTCCACATACTCCTCCCAGACCCCTCCTAGAGTGCCGCTAATTCAAAAACCAGCAAAGGCCAGAGAAACAGATTGGGGGCAAACGGTCCAGACCCGTTACCTCATCCAGCCCATTAGCGGAGTAAGTCCAAAGTCTTTGGTAGGTGCAGAGTTGGAGGTTCAAGGAACAAAGTTTCAAATCATGGAAGCACTAGGAACGAGTCTAGGAGCAGACCAAATAATCTGGGAGTTGGGATGCCAGTAGGGAATAAGAAAATCTGGAAATCCAATTTAAAGAAGGCTGGGGAAATCTACAGAGAGAAGAAACTGTCCCAAGTCCGTGCCGTAACCCTGCAAACACTCCGGGAAGTAATGCTGGGTTCCCCAGTAGACACGGGCAGATTTAGGTCTAATTGGATGGTGTCCGCAGGAAAGAGAAACAAGGTCCTAAATGAGACTTACCACAAGGACAATAAAAGCGGAAAGAAGGACCAACCCGTTTCCGTGGATGAACTACAAGAAAACCAGAAGGAAATAGCAAAGCTAGGGGACCAAGAGAAGCTATACATATCCAATAATCTGCCATACGCCCAAAGACTGGAAGAAGGACATTCTAGCCAGAACAAAGGGTTTTTTAGACGGGCCAAAGAAAACGCAAAGGCACGGTTTGCGGTGCTGGATGATGTGGTAGTTAAATGAATATAAACGATTTGGAACTAAGGTTTATGTCTTGGTTCTCAGATGCTTGGGGATTGAGGACCCTAATCAATTGGTCCCAATTCAATGCCCCATATGATCTAAAGCAAACCATCCCATCCCAGACCATCCAGAGAGATGCACGGGGGCAAATGCAATTTGACGAGGAAGGCAACCCCATCCTCACAGGGTACGAATACACCAAGTCCATCTTGGTGCCTAGTTTAGTTCAATTGACAGGCTCTTGGGACGAGTTCCCACCAGAAGAGTCCGTGATTGAATACAAATACGCTTTTTACTCAAACCTCCTCACCAAGAGGATGCAGGGCACGGCAGAAGTCAATAGCCATGTCCAAAAACTCCGGGAAATCTTGGAACTACAAACTCTACAGTTTGATGAGTTCTTGGAAGGTAGTGTCCACACGGATGTAGTGGAACAAAGGTCCGGATTTGTCACGGACACGGGTGACTTCTGGGAAGTCCCTGTGATTACCAATTTAACCTTTATGTTGTAGGATGCAACCATGCCAATGAACAGTAAAACCCAACGGTCCCGGAACCGGAAGCTATTTATACTTCCGGAGACAGTAGGAGGGACCCCAGTTTACCCAGCCTCAACAGATGCCTTTCTTGCGGTGGAGTTGTCAGACTTCTCCCAAGAAACGCAAACAGCCGAAATTAACGAGTATACAGACCAGCTATTGCTCAAACAGGAGCAAGTGGTTGGCTTTGGATACGCTAACCCTAAGATGACCCTCCATCCACGTTTTGGGGCCACAGCAGGGGCAGACCCAGTAGAAGGGATTTTACTGGAAAACTTCTTTGGGAAGAAAACGGTAAATGCTGGGACAGACGTGACCTATACTTGGGAAGATCACGATGACACCCTCTGTGCTTGGCACCAGATCACGGATGTCATGCAGCAAGTAGCGGCAGGAATGGTGGTTTCAGAAATGAATGTAACCGTTTCAAAGCAAGAGTTGTTGTCCTATGAATTCACCATGCAGTCCAACAGGATTATGCATAATTCCCAGTGTGAGTTAGGGGCAACTCAACCAGCAGCAACCACGGGAGCAGGTTCTACCCTTATCCTAGATGCTGTTGCCTCTTACCTTTGCCAACCGGGAGCAAGATTTGATGTCTATGACGGGACCTCCGGAACATTCATTGAAACCATTACGGTTACCAGCTATGGGGCCAATGACAACGAGATTGTTGCAGACGTAGTAAATGCTGTGAATCCGGGGGACGTTCTAAAGCCAACCCTCCCAGCCGGGACCTATTCCAGCCAGAAACCATTTGCACCCACAGAGGCTTCCATTTACTTGGGGCCAGCAAATGAGCCACGGGCTACCCTAATGGTTCCGGGCATGAAGTTCTTGACAAGGGAAATGTCCATTTCCATGAATAAGAACATTAACACCCCTACGGAAGACGAGTTGAACGGTAGCCTTTATGGTGGGGCAGAGTATGAGATTGACAGCCCAACCATTGAGTTGTCCACCACGTTGAACTTGAGGCCAAAGACAGCCCGATTATTTGAGACAGCCAAGAAGGACCAGTTGCGTTCCTTGGCAATGGAGATACCTTTTGGAACCCGTAAGATTATTGTCTACGTTCCAGAGGTGTTCATGGTTGTGAGTGACGGGGGGGAAAATGCTGGAGCAATTCAGCAGCAAGTAGACTTCCGGATTTCTGCTGGAACGGCAACCAATGATGCTGGACGTTTTGAGTGGATTGTTGCTTGATTTTTAACACGGGTTTAAATCTTTTTTAATCCCACGTTTTACGGTGCCCATCTGTGAGCAGGAAGCGACAACGAAGCAAGCAGAGGGGCATCTCCAATTTAAAGGCATTTGAGGCTATGGATTTAAGTTTTATGTCCGTTTCTACGGGCAAGATAAAGAAGCAAGTTCACGGGGTAGAATGGTCTTATAGGGTTCCGACAGCCCATGAAGACGATGAATTCCAATCCATCCAACTCCGGATGATGACAGACGGCAAACCCCTTGCGGAAGCCTTCAACCGTACCTCCTCCAACAAGAAAGAAGACCCCAATAAAATTATTAACTTTTCTGCTCTTGCCCTCCGGAGGTTTGAGGCATTGGTTACCGGATGGAGTCCAGCCTTTACCGTAAATGGGAAGGAGTTGGAGTACAACCAAGAGAATGTAAAGTTGATAGTGGAAGACCTCCCCAAACTGGCCCAACAGGTAGACAGTGCATTGTGGGCAGAGTACACGGAGTTTACAGAAGGGGAACAGGGAAACTAGAGAATTGGATTAAAACCCAGACTGGGGACTTTTTCTTTACCGGACAGAGTCCGGAACATGGAGTGGATACAGAGACACCCTGTTTGTTGGGGTGGTGCTGTCAAGATGACGGTAATGTGTGGGATGAAGATGGAGTCCCCCCTCCTTGCGAGGTGTGCCCCCGTGCTGGGTTCCAGCTAACTTTTCATAATGAGAGGTTGATTAGAGTCTGGAAGTTTTTGGACATGACGGGCCGGGACCGAATGTTTGACGAGGGTTTTCTACGAGAAGAGGCTGTTGAGGTTGCTTTGAATAGATACCGGATGAATTCAATTAGAAACTACGAAAACCTCCTATACCTAGACACCATGATTCTAGAACACCGGAGGAAAAACAAACCCAAGGAGAAAAAACAAAAATGATTCCCTCCTACTCCTTGGCTCTAACAAATCCGTGACAGCATAAAATGGCAACAGACACCCAACTAGAACTAGGGTTAGATATTAAGCGAATGCTAAAGGAGTTGGACAAACTCCAGAAGCGTTTTGAGAAGGAACTACCCCAAGCAATAGATAAGTCTGAAGATGCTATAGAGGACTTTGAGGATTCCGTTGACAAGTCCATGAAAGGGGCAACCCAGTCCACCAAGCAACTGGGTAGAGGCTTCCAGAACATGGGCAAACAACTGGACAAGATGGACCAGAAGTTTAAGTCAATGGAAAGCTCATTGGGAAGCCTAAAGAGGGGGTTCCGTGGGCTAACTACAGTGGTGGGCACCTTCATGGCTGGGTTTGCCGCTAAGTCTTTTGTCCAGTTTGGTGCCGATTACGAAAGGACAATAGGACAATTAAAAAGCATAATCTCCGGTTCCTCAAAGGATTTAGCCGGGGACATGATGGTCTTGCGGAAGGCCATTAGGGAAACTGGAGCAACCACCCACATTACAGCACAGGAAGCCGCAGAAGCTGCAAAAGCCCTTTCTGCATTGGGCATGAATGCAGAGGACACCGCAGGAAATTTGCAGTTGATGGTAGAGGCAAGTGCCGCATTGAGTGCCCCCATTGATGAAGTGGCCCGGATTGTCAAGAATCAGCAAAACATCTTCCGTATTTCCTCCCGTGAAATTGCCAACACCCTTGTTGGTGCCTATCAGTCGAGTGCTGCAAATCTAGAAAAATTGGATGTAGCTTTCCGGAACGTTGCTAAAGATGCAGCAGGGGCCGGGATGTCCTTTGCTCAAGTCACGGGTGCCCTTGGTTACCTAATAGACCGTGGTGAGTCTGCAATGTTGGCAGGAACCCGTCTAAGGGGGGTAATAGTACGTTTAGAAAAGCCCACAAATATAGCTAAAGAGCAGATGGAAAGGCTGGGGGTGTCTTTTGATAGTATCAAGGACGATGACATGCCCACCCGATTTAAGAAGATAGCGGCAGCATTAAAGCAAGTGGGAAGTGCCACAGAACGGTCCCGGATTCTCTCCAATATGTTTGGAGCAGAAACAAAGGGGGTAGCCCAGACGATTATAGAAGGCTACATGGAAGGCACAGACGTAATTGACGGGATGGCTAAGAAGTTTGTAGAAGCTGGTGATGCTGCTGACGCTTACAAGAAGATTGTGGACGATGTCCAAGGGGCTATGGATAACCTCACCAGTGCGGTGCAGGACCGTTTACTGGAAGTGTGGAAAACCTTAGAACCGATTATTAAAAGAGTCCTCAACCAAGCCACAGACTTTATACGGTCCTTGACCAATGAGGACATATACAACTTCATGGAAACGGTGGGGGTTGGGCTAATCAAGGCCGGGACAGCCTTCTACAACATCATAGCCAATGCAGTAAACGCAATCACAGGGTTTGTAAATTCTGGTGGGTTCCAAAAGGTCCTTGCAGTAGGGGCCAAGATTGTAAAAGTCACATTTGGGCAGACAGAGGTTTCAGAGATACGGGAGTTACGGGACGAGATTATCCCGGCATTGGAAGCACAAATAAAAGCAGATGAAAAGAACCTTGGGAAATTAGGAAACGGGATTATTTCCGCAATTCAAGACACTGCACAAAAGGGATTAGAAGGGATTGGGATTGGAGGAAGGGATGGGTTTAATCTGGGGATGATGACGGATGCCAGTGCTTACACCCAGTTGGAAAGAGCAAAGGAACGTCTAGCGGAGTTAATGAAAACCCACGGGAAGGTAGAGCAGGATTCCACCATCATGCCTACGGTGGGATCAGACAGCACAGCAGACCTGTTAAGTACCTTCCAAAAGCACATTGCAGAGATGAGGAAGAACAACATTCTCATGAAGGGAATGAACCCCTCAGATGCCAGCAACAAGTCACCGGGCCAAGCTAATGTGGATTATGGCACCAAGAGTGGGCTGGATGAGGCCGCAGAGGACGGGGAAGGGGAAGGCAAGGGTAAACTAAAAAAGGACAAGGACGGGGATTTTGTAGTCCCAGACAGCATTAAAAGTTTAATCCCAGACTTGCAAGCATTCAAAGCAATGCATGAGGACGTACAAAAGCAAGTCATTGAGTCCATGATGGCTTTGAAGGGTGAGACAGAAAATGTATTAAGGTTGGATGCTGACAGACTAGCAGCACAACAGGTGATAGCCCAAGCAATGGCTATTCAAGCCGAACACTTCTCCAAACCTGCATTGATGCAAGCCCAGCTAGCAGAGAATGCGGAAGTCCTACAAAACATTTTTGAAGACACTGAAGACGTTCAAGACAGGTTTGTCCAGTTACTGGAAGTCCGGAGACAGTTAGAAAGCCAGATTGCAGGGGCAAAGAAGGCGGACACGGTGGAGTCCTTGAAACATGCCCAACTCCTTTATGGACAACTGGAAGGGGTGATAGCGATAACGGATGCCTACGAAAAGCAGATGGTGAGTGAGGCCAAGGCCACATTGGAAGCAAAGAACAGGACAGCCTTTATGGATGCCCAAGTATCTTTGCTCCAGACAGTCCAAGACAAGATGGACAGCAACCTGTCATTTGCGGAGAAATACAAGTTATTGAATGAGGCAAGCCAAGCCGTAGAGGAATTAGCCTTAGCCAATGCAGAGGGGATGACAGCAGAGATGAGGGCACAACTGGACAGTCTCCAGAAAGCCCTTGGTCTGGAAGAGAAGTTGTTAGGGATTAAGGTAAAGCAAACGGAGGAAGAGAAAAAGCAGCAAGCAGAGGCTAAGAAGGCCAACTCTACAAAAGCCATTGAAGCAGGGATGAGGGCTTTGGGGATGAATGCCCCAGAGGGAGAGCAGTCTGGGGAATCCAAAGCAATGGTTGCTGGCATTGCTCAAAGTGGCCCCAATGCTTCCAGAGGGATGAACATTGTAAATTCTGCTACACCCCAAGAAGCTGCAATTAAGTTGGTCATGTCCAACGAGAAGGTAAAGGAAGGGCTGGACAAACTCTTTGGAGCAATCTTTAAGCTAGTAGACCCCTTACTGGACATGATTGGGCCAATGCTTGGCTCTGTAACAGAATTGGTTGAAGCATTTAAACCCCTTACACAAGCACTAAAACCCATTGGCAAGCTAGTTCAAGGGGCATTTATTAAAGTAATGAAGGCTCTGACAACAGCAATTAAACCCCTTGTCCATGTCCTTGCTCAAGTTGTTAGTATTTTTGGGGCAATCTTTGGAGCAGGAGGTGGGGGTTCTGGTTCCTTTGGAGATGGGATTGAAGACTTAGAAGCGGCACTAGCCTCTGTCCGGGGTGCCTTGGAGGAAATGAAGTTTGGGGACATGAACCCAGCCAGTGCAGTAGAGAAACTGGGAGAAGCACAGCAGAAATACGATGAACTAAGAAAGAAAGCCTTTGCAGGAGATGCAACCCAAGAAGACATAGAGAAGTTTGTAGATTTCTCCAAAACCTATTTGGAATTATCCAAGGACGTAAACAAATCCAGTAGCAAGTACGTCAAGGACTTCAACAAGGTAAACAAAGACCTAAAGAGCATGGAGAGTGCCCTAGAGGGTGCCATAGGTGGAGGGGAAGACGAGGGGGGAGGATTTGGTTTAGATATAGGGGCAATCTTAGAAAAACTCTTGGGATTTATTGGCAAACTGGCCCAAGCCTTTGTGGAAGCGGTTAAAGGTCTACTGGAGGGGGCATTTAATCTTCTTGCTTATATTGCTCAAGCAGTAATAGACAAAATTCGAGAAGCACTAAAGCCAGCATGGAACCTAGTTAAAGACTTGGCAAAGGCTGTCTGGGACAAGATTGTTGAGGCTTTAAAAGGGGCTTGGAACATTCTGGAACAACTAGCCCAGTTAGTTTGGACAGTGGTTAAAAGTTTCTTTGAAGGAACTTGGAATTTATTGGAAAGGTTGGGCCAGTGGGTTTGGGATGTGGTCCGTAAGTTCTTTGCTGGTTATTTAAGTTTGCTGACCAAGTTCTACACCTTCATTTGGGAGAAGGTAAAAGAGTTCTTTGAAGGGACGGTTAACTTGCTCCAACAACTTGCCCAGTTTATCTGGACCACAGTAACCACTCTCTTCCAAGGTGCTGTCAATCTGCTTGCCCAGTTTGCCCAGTGGATTTGGGACAAGGTGGTTTCCTTCTTCCAAGGCTATCACAATCTGCTGACAAGGTTGGTGACCACGATTTGGAACAAGGTGGTGGAGTTCTTTAAAGGCTACCACAATCTGCTAGTTAAGTTTTACACCTTCATTTGGGAAGTGACCAAAAAATTCTTCACAGGAGCATTCAACCTTCTAGCCCAGTTAGGCCAGTTTATCTGGGGTGTGGTTCAACAGATGTTTAAAGGCGGATGGTCTTTAATCTCTCAAGCCATGCAGTTGTTGCAAGGCATATTGACCAAGGCATTTTCTGGAGGATATAGCCTATTTAATCAGATTAAGGACCGGATTCTTGGCTTTCTGTCCGGTGGTCGAAACATTATTCAAGAGATAATAAACAAGATTTTAAAAGCCCTTGGAATCAATGGACAGCAAGGAGAAATCCCCATCCTACCAAACCCGTTTCATGCCATTTTTGGAAGCAGGGGAGGACCCAAGCATTTCCTATCCATAAAGTACAAGTTTGGAGAAGGTGGGGACGTTCCAGAATTTGGAAGAGGTGGGGACACGATTTCCGGAGGGATGGCAAAAGGACCCTCCCACCAGAGTGGAATGTTGGGGATGACCAAGGCCGGGGCACCGTTTCTCTTTGAGGGTGGTGAATACATTGTAAACAAGAGAAGTTCCCAATTATTGGGGAATGATTTCTTAGCCAGAGCAAACAGTGTTAAATCTGGACAGCAGAAAAACAACTTTTTAAACAGTATTCTTTCCAAGGCTTGCCCGGATTGCATGAAGGGGGCACTCCCTCAGTTTGCAACTGGTGGCTCATTATATAGCCCATTATTTGGGGCATTAAATGATTTACCCTCTCCTCCACCTACCACAACTGCACCCCCTTCCCAGTATGTTGCACCCTCCGGAGGTGGCTTTAATTGGCTTAATAGTGCCAGTGGAAACATTAACTTATTCAGTCTAGCCAACCCCCTCAAAGGAATTGCAGGGCCTAGAGGTGGTTGGTCTGGGAAACTCAGCTACGATTTAGCAAGGGGATATTTTAAATTAAATCAAAACCTAGTGTCCTTGGGTGTTGGCGGAACTCCTCCAAAGGATTATCTCCAGAGTGGACCCTACATTGACTTTGTGGACCAATTCTGGGGTAACGAGCATTCCGTTGATTTGTTAAATGTTGCCAACCCCTTGCGACACATAGCAAACCAAGCAAGTGCCTTGTGCATGGGGGATGGTGGACTACTCCCAGAGTTTGCAATGGGTGGAAGAGTTCACCGGACAGGAAGCGAGTTTGATTTGCCGGAATATGGCTTAGGTAATTTTAATCCAGTAAAGATCCTTACAGACAGTGTAAGGGGGGTAACCAATACTATCCAAAGTGGTGTGCAAGCGTTGACTAATGCAGTAAGCCCAGCATTAAACGGATTTTTGAAAGGGATTGGGGTTGACGATCTAACAGAATTTGCTCAAGGACTGGCGAACGGTTCTATTGATATTGTAGACACGTTGATTAAGGAGGGGGGTAACTGTCTCTCTGACCCAGTGAAGTGCGTTAAAGATTGGTTTGGAAAGGCAAGCGAGTTATGCAAAGACGCAATGGGTGCCCTTGCTCAAGCCGTAGGACCAGAACAGTTAAAAATGGGGCTGGATTTTAATAGCTTAGACTTCTGGAATGCCAAGGTAGACGCAAATTTTGGAGGGGATGTCCTCAAGTTACTCAATACCGGATTTTCAGCAGTAAGTTCAGTCTTCTCCGGATTCACGGGAGTTGAGAAAAAAGATTGGCGGAAAAATGCTGGGTTTGCTCCAAACAATGTTCCCGTTTCTCCCAAGAGTTCTTCCAGTATTACCCCAGAGGTTAGTCCACAAAAGGAGGTTGGGGTAAGTCACCACCTAGACGGGCTTTTCATGAAATTCTTTGGAATGACGTTTGGAGAGTTTCAGCAAAAAATTGGGGGATTAAAACTTTTTGGAAATGGTGGGCTGGTAACCGGGGCATCTCATGCCCGTGGAGGGATTCCAGCAGAGTTAGAGGGTGGGGAATTTGTGATTAGAAGGCAAGCGGCACAGATGGCAGGATATGCCAATCTAGCCCAATTGAATGCATCCGGACAGATGACCAACGACAGGTCCACGGCAATTTTAGAAAGAATTGCCCAGAGGCTGGAGCAGCAACAAGCCCCACAGGTAACCGTCCATGTTTACACGGATTTAGAAGGGCAAGTCCAAGCAGGAATAAGCCATTTTAAAACGGAAATAAAAAACCGTGCAGACCGTATTCGTTCATCTAACCGGGAGTTCATCCCCATGTCTGCATTGGTCTAAATGCTCCTAGTTACCATCACAGTGGACACGGTAGATTACCACATTGCCCCAGACAGCTACCAAGGGGATTTCTTTTACTACCCCTTTATTACGTCCATGCCGATGTTGGAAATAGGACCTCAAGGCTCTGGGGGGTTGATAGGGGTACGTTTAGGAAATATTCAGCTAACCCGTGACAGCAGCAACCCGGACCATCCTTTTGGGGTGGACCGTTTCAACAAGCTGATTTCCGAACCCAACCAATACAACTGCAAAATTATCTGGAGCAAAACCAAGGAAGTCTTGCACGATGGGACGATAGCACTTGCAAACGTTTCAGACCAAACCTTGGATTTTACTTTAACTGATCCGGTATATGAGCAGGATTTAAAACGGTATTCAATCACAGAAAAATGGTTCTTTGTCGAGGATGTGATTGCCCCCACGGGAGGGGGACCCATTAACGTAAAGGTTTCTGGACATGAGTTTGTTGTAGGCATGAGGGTTGTTTTTGCCGAAATGACGGGACCGGGGAGTGAATTGAATTACACTAAAACAAATGATAACTGGTTCATTGTGGGAACGGTTGCAAACGAGTTTATTGGAATATTTACCCAAGATTTTACCCCATTAACAGCAGGGGTAACGCTAGGAACTCCAGTTTTTGATAATGGAAGTGCTGACGGTATCCCCAAGAATAGAATAGGTATTCCAGCCTATGTCCCGTTTTGTCATGGTTCTGTATTCCACAAAACTCCTGTTATCCGTAGATCAACCCAAGAGGTAGCCAACCCAAACCTTATAGCCACAAATCCTTCATTCCCCTTAGAGGTTTATGAGGATGGTGTCTTGATTGGAACCAATGACCCGTCCAGCCCGGAAGCCTACACCAAGGCCCCAACCTCAGAAGTGATTTATTTAAATTCTCCAATGGCAGACGGGAAACTTAGCATTTGCGGAAGAGCATTAACCGGGGGGACAATCAACGAATTATTCCGGCATTTCTCTGGTCTTTTGGGGCTAGGATTTGACGATAGCAAGGCGTAACAAATGGCAGGAACAACCGAAACGGCAGACAAGATTTATAACGTTGCTTATACAAAAGTTGGAGGTCCTTGGGAAATCTTGGACACGGTAACCATTGAGATTGATGACAATTGTGTGGTGGAGGTTGATTTACCAGCAGGAACGATAGAAGAATCAGAAATTAGGGTGATGTTCTAATGAGTGAAGGAGGACAGGTCCTTGTAGTGGACCAGATGGGGGAAGTTGCGGAAAGGGGCAACTACTACGTTGTGATTAGAGAGGGCAAGGTCTGGTTGGTCAATAGGAACCAAGACATAAACCCAGTGGTTGCCAAGTTTACAAGACCAGCCCTTCTCTCTATGCAAGTCAACCAACCCCACCCCACCCGTAAACTGATTAGCTCATTTACTCAAAACATCCCATACCCTCACAGCAGAAGGCTGGAGCAGCAACAAATAGAAGTCCATATTGAGGCTAACACCTTTGGGATGGATGAAGAGGTAAAGCCTTTGTCCCAAGTTGAAAAGGAGGTCGAGAACTTCTTGCTCAATTGGTACAACATCCAAAAAAGGCCCAAGGTAAAGGTCCAAATTCAGAACATTCAAAAATTTGAAATTGGAGACAGGATTGAATGTTTTGACGAGTATTTGGAAATGAAAGCAATAATAACCATTGAAGGCGTTACTTACCATTTTGAAGATGAAAGAACTACAGTTACTGGTTTTGCTCTTGTTAACCATGTCCGGGAGTCTTAGGAATGAGGCTTTTGTCTAACCCTGCTGAAATGACCCTTTCTTCTGTTGGAGTCCCTGTTTCTGGTGACTATGCCTTGGACAGTGTCCGGGACAATTACCCCTCCCATCCCTACATTTCAGACATGCACACGGACACCATAACCGTGGGATTTGATGCTGGACAGGACAGCCTTTTCTTAGGGCATGTAATGGCAGAGGAGGTAAAGGTAACTTTTAATACTGGGGAGGTGAAGAACTTCCCCCAGAGGATAGGCTGGAATAGAGTGTTTGCTAGAGGACGGAAAAAGCTAGGAAATGACATTTGGGTGGATGTCCCAGCCACGGCAACAAGTGCGAATGTCGAGTTAAAAAATGTGGTCAACGTGGCGGAAGGGATCGACACCTTTTCCAGTAATGGAACGGATGGGATTTTAAAACAGGGAGCAGACCAGATAATTTTTGAGAATTACCCCCAGCTAAAAGTAGGAACGTTTCTGGTTAATGGGGGGATGACTTACCAGATAAAAGAGTTACGGGGGGCAGGAACAGGGGTAGACGATGTGGTCCTTAGAACTGGTGGAAGTGCAGGATTCACCATTTCAGAGGTGCGTCTACCCCTCTCCATTGGTTTAATACGAGTTGGGAAAAAAACGCAATTCCCTAACCCAACAGTTGGCTTAATGATGAATACCCAAGACTTTGGAATTAGACGGGAGTCTTTGGGGGCAATGCTTTACTCTCCCCGTTCTATGGTCCGGGCCTATTCGGTGCCAATGCAATTGACGAGGGAACAGTTAGAATTGTTTATGGTGACTACGGAAGGATTACGAGGGACACCCGTTGCTTGTGACTTGCTAAACGGGATGGACCCTAGAAGGGTTGGATACATGACTTTGGTTAATCCTCCAGATATTAACGCAATGGTTAGATTGTACAGCATATTTGAGGTCAATTTTGAATTGCGTGAACTGTCCTAATTTTTAACACGGTTTTAAAATGTCTACTCTTTCCACGTTAAAAGTAAACCGGATTACATCCAGAGATACGGCTACAGAAGTCCAGATAGATAAGCAAGTGAACATGAACAACAACCCTATTGTTGGTGCGTTGTCTGTTTCTACAAACGAGATTATTGCCAACAGTGCAACCCAGTTAAAGGCCGGGATAATGTCCACAGGGGACAAGGCCAAACTAGACAATATTGAGGCACAGGCAGACGTAACCGATTCAACAAACGTCCATGATGCCGGGGCAATCATGGAGTCAGAGTTTTCCGGAAATACGGGGGTGATGTTCCGGAAAGAGTTGGATGGCTCAACAGGTTTGCACACCTACGAATTAAGAAACGATTACCTAAACAGTGATAGTTTTGACAGCAAAGTGGGCTATGTCAAAAGTGACGGTTCCGGGAATCTCCAGTTTGATAACAGCACCTTTTTAATTCAGAACCAGCCGATAACGGTAGACGGGGATGTAGCACCCGTGACGAGTGGTACGACACCCACCAATCTGGAGATGGTTTTAGATTCTCAAGCCATTGTAGGGAAGCCTCAAGTAGTAGCAGCAGATGAAGACGATGATAGGATTTTATTAGCCCAGCAAATGTCGGATGGTTCTTATGAATTGCGGCAGATTAGCCCAAAAGATTTTGGGGCTGTTTCTTCTGGTGGTGGTTCCTCAATAGGTTCTTTTGATGGGACCAAAGGGGTAAACAGGGAAGCAGGAGAAACAGGGACGATAGTTACTTTAGAAATCAACAATGCTGCCATAAATACCCAACCAATGGCATACGGTTCCGGGAGTACACCAGCCTTGAAAGGGACAGACGAGTTGATGGTGGGGAGGGCATCCTTGGGGCTGTTGGCTAAGACTACACTAAACGAGTTGGGAAGCTGGTTTACCAATGTGTTTGGCTTTGGTACTGGAGGAGGAGGAGGTGGTGGTGGTGGCACAACCAGTGTTACTGGATTGGCTATTTATTTTGAGATTGATTCAAACGGAGATTTAACACTAATCCACACTGGTGGATTAACATCTAGTGAAATGTATATAAACGCCAACAGTGAACTTGTAGCAGTAGTGGTTTAATGGGCGAGTCTGTTGTTGGGAGGGTTGTCTTTGTTCCTAGAGGGGCATGGTCAGACGTATTAGCGGCAAATGAGCAGTTTGTTGTTGATGACTTGACCACATGGAAAGGACACCAATATTTAGTAAGAACTGTACACACCCCACAGTCCACTATTGCAAGCGGAGATGGGACACAACCCGGAGGTCCTTACAGCAACAGCCTTTTTTATTCTTTCTCAAAAGGTTTTGAGCCAACCGGATTATTTTGGGACCAAACCAGAACGTATTACCCCGGTGAGTTGGTTTTTTTTGGTGCCGCAACGTATGCGGCAGTTAAACAGTCTTTCAATTATGAGCCAGATAAATACCCAAACTTCTGGTTTAAAATGGCTTCCGGTGCCATGACATGGACAGGGAATTTTGACACTAACAACTATTACCCCACCGGGCAGGTGGTTATGTACAAAGGGAGTTGTTATTTAACCAATAAAGGGACCGGAGGGCATGACCCAACCTCCAACAAGGGCTTGTTAGATTATGAGTTGATAGCCCAAGGACTTTGGCCTAGAGGTGTTTATACTTCCACCTTTGTCTACACTGGAGGGGAGATTGTCCGTGCAAGGGCAGGAATAGCACAACCCACTAGAGGGGGTTCAACCTTTGTTATGTCAAACAGGGGAGGAGTTGGTGCTGGGAGTCCTCCCAAGTCTACAGCAGCATGGGTAGAGGTTTGTAAGGGATTAAATTTTGCCCCAATTTATTCGTTAGGTTCCCGTTATTACGAGGAAGACATTTTAAAATTCCAAGGGGACATTTATTACTGTGCAACCAATCCTAGCACAGTAGGAACCCCAGTAAGTGAACCATCCCATTTTATTAAAATTCTAGACCAACAATTCCAAGCACCAGTCCAGTTTAATACGCTGAACATGCCCACCAAGCTACGGGTTAGAATGAACACGGCAGCAAGTGCTTTTGATGCGGTAGACTGGACAACAATACACGGGGAAAATGATTATTTTGACTGGGTGATATTTTGGCAGAACAACCCCGATATTTTACGAATTACACCGGAGCAAAGGGCTTGGCATTTCCCTACTTATTGGCGTTATGGGATACCAAGTGCTTACCAGTGGCAGACTAATCCGGGGCAACCAGACACAAAAGGAAATGTTCCCTTTGTCCCAGTGGCTGGACCCTACACTCCCAGCTATGTTACTAAACCTGCCCCTCCTTCATAACTAATAATGGTTTCTAAAAGGGTTAGAATATGCCTGTTTTAAATCTTGGAAGAGTTCGCCCGGTTTTCCGGGGTGAGTTTTCAGCATTAGACGGTCAAACGATGACTAAATACGATGTGGTAACTCATGCTGGAAGTGCGTGGTTTTATGTTTCTGGGACGGACACCGTTGCTAATATTAACCTTACTTCTGGCAACCATCCGGGTACCTCTAACAGTGCTGGGAACTGGCAGGAGATTGCTAAAGGGGTGGAGACTGTTGGGCTTTATTCTAATGGCACAACTTATTTCCAAAACCAGATTGTCCAGTTTGGTTCCTCCTCCTATGTAGCCCGGCAAAAAGTCCCGGCAGGAAGTGGAAACACCCCCGGAGTTGCTACAGCATTCTGGCAAGAATTTGCTACGGGGTTTGGACGTTATGCTAACGTTTATGTAGACACCACCAGTTACGGGACAGGGGACATTGTCACATGGAAGGGCAACACCTATATTGCTAAAACTACTGTGCCACTAGACGGGGGAGGTGCCCACAGACCAGACAGATGGCCCGACTGGGACTTAGTTGCCCAAGGATATTTCTTTGCTGGGGAATGGGACCAAGCAATTGTAACTAATTCCCATTTTGGAGTAGGGACCGTGGTGTCCTACCGTGGAAGTGCTTATGTAGTAACCAACAGATTGGGAGTAAACAACTCAAAAGTCCCTCCCGTGTCCGCAGAATACACCAAACTATTTGAGGGGATAACATTAGGATTTAATCCCGACAGCACCCTAATGGGACACTGGCACAGTGCGACCACCTACTACGAGGGGGAGATGGTTACCTATATAAACGCAATCTATATTGCAAACCGTATTTGCAATGCTGGAGAAATTCCCGGTGCCACGGGTTCAACGGGTTGGTCAGAGGTTTTAGCTTTAGACACCCGTTATTTAGAGATTAAAAACAAGACAGCCACTAACGTAAGATATAGGTTCATTGGGTACTGAAGTTGACAACAGCAATTACAGACCGGGGGACATGGACAAAGGAAAAGGAATACTTTGAATTTGACCGTGTAGCCTTCAAGGGTGCCCTTTATGTCTGCAAATATCCAGAGCCACACATTGCCAGTAATGCGTCCATGCCGGGAACCTATCCGGGGATGGCAATGTACTGGTCACACCTTTCGGATGCCTTGGAACAACTCCCAGAAGTGGAGAAGGTCCCAGCATTTTCCGAAAGGCGGATTTTAAGGATTTGGTTTCCAGATGAGACTTACCACAAAGGACAAAACGTTTTCTTTGCCTTTGAAATCTGGGAATGTCTACAACGGGCAGAACCAACAGAGAGTCCAGAGACACATCCTTGGAAGTGGAAGTCTGTACAAGGAAATGATGATGAGACAACAGAAGGAGGAGGGGAAGGAAGTCTTTCTGATACTACTAGCCCACCCTATCCGGGCTATGAGTTCACATTTGAGGAAGAGGCTTTAATCTGGGAAGTGGTCCATAACTTTGGATGCAAGCGGTTTTATTTTGAAATTTACGACACAACAGACCGACAGCATTTTGGATGGACACGGGAATATATGGACGGGAACACGGTTAGGATTTATTTTAATGAAGCAATTGCAGGACGTGTCCAGATGTGGGCACTTCAACCAAAAAACAGGCCCCTAAATGATTTGGGAGTCACCCCTGTTTGTCAGACTGTCCAGATTTATGAGGAGGACTTCCCAACGGCAAGCAATGAATGGGTGATAAGCCATAGCCTCAACATCCGAAAAATAAAATGCCAAGTTTTTGACGAGGAAGACAGACAGCATTTTGCCTTCCAGAAGAACGTAGTAAACAACCAGATTGTCCAGTTGAAGTTTGAGCAAGAATTGGCTGGGCATGTCAGACTTATCCCAATGACAGGTTAATTGTAAAGACCCTGTCACAAACACCTTGAAGATTCATTCCTCTTGCATGGTAAAAAAGAGGGAAGAAAAAGTTTCAATATTATTTTAACGAGGGGTGAATGGGCAGGAATGCCCTGTTAAGAAGCAAAAATTGTGATGTCACAAAATTATTTTTCTTTTAGGAGTTTTTAAAATGGCAAGCTACCCCCTTTATCATGGGATTGAATTAGCCCAAAACGCACAGATTCACAACCTAGTCTTTGAAACCAGAACAGCAGACCCAGCAAGTGGGGAGTTGGTTGTTGGACGGCAATGGTACAACAGCACGGACAACGTTTTCCGTATGGCTGTTGCAGACAGCAACGGCACCTTGGTGGTACGGACATTTACCACCAAAGAAGCTATGGACGTGGAGAGGGGACGAATCAGTACTCTAGAAGCTGAAACGTTCTATGCGGATGGCAGACGGGCAATGAGTGGGGATATTGATGCAGCAAGCAATCAAGTCCGCAACCTTGCAGCACCAACAAATGACGGTGACGCTGTCAACAAGCTATATGTAGATGACAAGTTTGCTTCTCTTGGACATGCCTTTGAATATTGCGGAAGCGTAACCCCCGGAGCAGATGCCAGCACAGCATTTGACATGGACGGGCTAACGCAAAAGCAACCCGGAGACTACTATAAAATTATTGGTTCTGGTTATGTAAAGATTGGGACAGCCGCAGCATTCTACGTTAATGCCGGGGATAGCCTCATCTGGAACCCAGACGGAGGACTAGACAAGTTTGACAATACCAACAGTGAGGTTTCCGGAACAGACCAGTTTATTACCGTTACTGGAAGCACAGACACCGGATTCTCTGTTGATGTTGCCGCAGAGTTTAAGACACGGATGTCCACCGTGGAGTCCCGTGCAGACAGCATGGACAGTTTGGTTGCTGCAAACCAAACAGCCACAGGGATAGCCACAGACGGTTCTTATGTCCCCAGTGCTGGCTCTAACTACATTGCCACAGCAACCAGTGTCCACGATGCTACCATTAAGCTGGACAGCAGTTTAAAGGCTGTTAGTGATGCACTCGACACGGAGACGAGCAGAGCAACAGCCGCAGAAACGGCAATTGATACCCGTTTAACCACGGTTGAGTCACAGGTAAATGGAAACATTGGTGACAAGAACAGTCTAACCACCGATGATAAGACTAACATTGTTGCCGCAATCAATGAGGTTGACGGGCAGAACGACAGCAACAAGCAAGCAAGCGAGGACCGGGACACCACCATCCGGACAGCCTTGGGTATTGCCTCAGACGGTTCTTGGTCCAAGGGTGTTATTAACGACACCCTCAACCCCGGAGATGTGGCAACGGCATTGTCCAACGTGGAGACAGAAGTTACCACAGGACAGTCCACCCTCAATGCCCGTGTCAATGACTTGCTAGCCTCTATTAACAGCAAGATTTACAAGTACGCTTCCCCAAGTGCTGCCCTTGCCCACAACTTTAGCCACAATCTGGGGACCACAGACTTGAATGTTCAAGTGTGGGTACAAGATCCAAGTGGAGCATGGCGCAATGACATTGTCCCCGTGACTGTGGTTGATGACAACAACATTGGATGTTTATTGACCCAAGCAGCACAGGTAAAAATCCTTGTAACATCCGTAACAGCCGTAACAGCAAACGCAGCATAAAACGGTTTAATTAGGCCCCAGAAATGGGGCCACACCAAAACAAGGAGTTTTTAAAATGGCAGAGCAAAGACTTTTAAACACCGTAAGGTCCCACGGACACCTTATTATTCCCAACCTTGAAGAGGGCGAGGACTTTCCACCAACAGCCTATGATGGAGAATTGTTGATGAAGCAAGGCCAGTTGTGGAACTACGGCACAATGTCTGGAGTTCAGTCTTGGCACCCCATTACCCAGCCCAAAGCAACCTATGTCCACAACCAAGCAGTTGCATCAGAGACTTGGAGTATTACCCACGGACTAAACAATCAGTTTTTGATTGTGACTGTCTACAGCAACAACACCACGGATGGAAGCTATAGGCTGGTTGCGAATCCACCAGTGACTTTCCTTGATGACAATAATATTGAGATTCCTTTTTCTGACCCAGTAAGTGGTAGAGCCGTGCTATTGGCTCAAGGGGGTGCAGCAAGTTCTACTCAAGTGGTTGTTCCAAAAATTGAGGAATTACGGGCTGAAATTCAACAAGAAATGCTTGGTGGCATGAAGTCACAAACAACCACTCAATCCAACGGCAATTTGCGGATTAAATTGTTTAATTAAGGAGTCAACAAAATGGCAGCAGCACCAGCAGTAGAACTGGAACTAGATTATCTAGTTTGGAAAGACAAGAACGGCACGGAACGAGTCACTCCGGCACATACTTTTGCTAGCGGCACGATGATGCTATTCCAGCAGTCAACGGCTCCGGTCGGATGGACTAAATCCACAACACACAACAACAAGGCTTTACGGATAGTAAGTGGCTCTGTTTCAACTGGTGGAAATCACGCTTTTACAACGGCATTTGCTTCCAAAGGCGTTTCGGGTAGCGTCAGCACTAGCACTAGCACTAGCGTTTCTATCGGCAATTGGGGTTCATCAAACGCTCATTATATGCCAAGTCACCGTCACATTAAAAAGCACAGAGGTGGATATGGTGGCACCCAGCTTTCTGCTGGTACGGGGTGGGGGACTGTACACCATCAATACACGGAATATACTGGGGGGAACGGATCACACAAACACTCTGCCTCTGCTTCTTCCTCTTCCTCTTCCTCTTTCAGAGGTTCTAACATAGATATGCGAGTTCAATACGTTGATTTTATCATTGCACAAAAGGATTAAAAAATGTTTGAAATTACTTGGCTTGTTGTTCACGTTGATGAAGATGTAGTTACTATAAATCAAGCAGATGAAGAAGATGTATTTGTTCAAATAAATCAGAAATTTGACTTAGCCTTTCTTGGCGCAGACGTTTTACGGATTCAGTGGTCGGCTGGGCCAGAACCCAATTTCATACAAAAAATTGTGGAAATTGTAGATGAGGAAACTGAGGAGAAGACCAAAGAAGTTAGGGATTTCCCTCTTGAAAAATTAACGGATATTCCAAACTGGGATAAGTTGCATCAGCTTATCGACACGACACTGAAAGAGGATATTCCACCGGAACCAACGCTTGCAGAAAAATTGGACATGTTACGAGGGGTACGGTCTGATTTACTGCAAGAGGCTGATATTACGATATTAAGGTTTTTAGAAAATGGGGAAGCTATTCCTCCGGAGTGGGCAAAATATCGGCAAGACCTCCGGAATCTTCCATCAGAGATTGAATCTGGAAAATTGCCAGAACCTACGGTGGTCAATAATGGTTCGGAGTACTTTCCGGATTTTGCTATCCAGTTTAACTCTTGGCCCGTAAAGCCATGAAAATAAAACCCGAAGCAAGTTGCCCTTTGAATAATTTTAAAAAATGCAAAGGGCTAGAGTGTGCTTGGTTTATTCAAATCCGTGGACATAATCCAAACACCGGAGAAGAGATCGATGATTGGGGTTGTGCAATGGCATGGACCCCAATCCTCTTGATAGAAAACGCCCAACAGTCACGGCAAACGGGTGCAGCGGTTGAGTCATTCAGAAATGAAATGGTCAATGCACAGCAGCAAATTCAACATTCAGAATTGAGGAAAATTGAGGGACTTTGAGATTCCAATTCAAGATTTTGCCTATAAGTTCGCAATTAAGGAACATCAAGAAATAAAAGATGCTGCTCTGAACGCAATTGAGCAAATGGGGAAGTTTTCTTATTACTGCGAGGATCAGCGAATTTCTCACACCGATTGGCATTTGAATGTTTCCCATGTACGGGCGTATGCCGACATCGTTATGCCTGTTTTAATCAGCTACTTCCCACTAGAAGGCTTAGAAATAAAACAATTTTGGTTTCAGCAATATGAGGCTGGAGATTATCACGGCATTCATTCACATGATGACTGTAATTTCAGTTCCGTTTATTATTTAGAACTACCAGACAATTCGATAAAAACCAAATATCACGGGCAAGCGGAAATTGATATAAATGAAGGGGATTTTCTTATCATGCCAGCACACATTAAACATCTTAGCCCATATGTAAACAGCGGAAGAAAGACGAGCATTGTGTTAAATTTAAATTTAAAAAGTTGAAATGAAAATACTTACTGAGGTTGTGGGGCAGCGTCAGTTCAAATATGTGATCCAAGAACTTACTGCCCCAAATTTTCCTTGGTACTATTTGCGAAGCACAGCATACCCACCAGAAGCTAAAATTAGTTTTCACCAAGCAGCAGATGCTAGCTTTAGCCATATATTGCTAGAGAATGATTTTGAAAGCCCATTTTGTCAGATGTTTCTAGATATGGTGTTGACCATATTTGACAATGCTAATGAGGATTTTGAAACAATTGGCAGACTTAGGTTAGGGCTGATTCCAAGGACTGCAAAGCCAATCACACATTTGCCTCATGTGGATTATTACGAGGAACACAAAACAGCCTTAATTTGTTTGTCTGGAGACAGTGGCCCCACAGATTTCTACAAAGAAAAATATGTAGTAGGTAGTGACAAGGTTTCAGAAAAATTTACAAAAATGAAGTCTGTAAAACCTCAAGCAAACCAAGTGGTATTCTTTGATGGATTGATTTTTCATTCTTCCACGACACCAACAACAGACGAACCAAGAATCATGCTAAATGTAAATTACAAATGAATTCCCTTCTAAGTATGGTGTTATTGGCAACCACAAATTAGACTACCCATCCGGTTTAATAAACCATTTTATGTCCTTTTGTGGGACGGGTGTTAGGAATGAATTGATTTTAAAAGGGTTCCCAAATGCGGTAGCCACACAAACTGCTGTCCTTCAGTGTGCTTGTGTTATGGACAAGATACGGTTGTCTATGTCCTCTGACCGTTTTGTGGGCTTAACCCAAGAACAACAGAAAGACCTTTCTTTACGGTTTGCGTATCAGTGTGCAGGAGTAAAAGAACCTGCACAAGAGGTGGACCCAATCTAATTTTAACAAGGTTTTAAAATGGATTTAAGACCGTGGTATATACCGGAGGCAATGGCCCAAGACCCGTCCAGTATGCTTCCACAAGTGCAGGGGAACGTTATGCAGGGTGCCGAATTTATAAGTGTGTTCGCAGATTTAGGGGGAACCCTTGGAAGTCTAACCTTTGCTGGTTGGTTGCTGGTCCGGTTGCTGGCAATGCACGACAAGGAAAGACAACAGATGAGGGAAGCCTTCACAGCAGAGAGGGTAAGAGTACGAGATGAAAGAGAGAAAGAAAGAACAGAGTGGAATGAAGAAAGGCGGACCCATTTAGACAAGGATTCCAATAGTGATGCCGCTATGGTTGCCGCTATGGAAAAGTCCCAGACCAACCTCCTGCAAATCGTACAAACCACACAAACTACAATTGGGGATTTATCCAAGGTGTTGGAAGCCCATAGCCATGAATTGAAGGCCAGCATCTTAGAGTTAAAAATGGCTGTTGCTACCAATTTTGACCGTGTCCATCAGAGATGGGACGGTGAAGAACGGAGGACAACGGGAAACGGGGGAAGGTCCTCTACTTCCCGGAAGTCTTCCGGTAATTCTTAATTTTAAAAACCGTGAAAGGGTGCCATGTCTACCAAGAATTTTGATTTTACCATTGTCCAAGGTTCCACCCATGACATTACCGTGGAATTTTATGATGATGACAACCTCCCCCGGACACTAAGCGGAAATGATTTTAAACTGGACTGTAAGCAACACCCAAACAGCCCAGAGATTATTTTTAGTCTTTCCTCAGTAAGTGGACAAATTAGCGTGGATGGGACCACCACCAACATGATCCACCTAATTCTTGACCACACCACCACCAAGGCCATGTCTTTTACCAAAGGGTTTTATGACATGGTCATGTATGACAGCACAAAGGCAAATGTAGAAGTGTTGATGTCCGGGACCTGTTCTTTGGTCAAGACCATTACCCGTTTGCCGTGAACTGGAAATTATTGTGGGCTGTTCTGCTCATGGTGTCAGTGCTGGGGGGTTGCTCCAGCACTCCAGCCTGTCATTTAAACGGAACGTTCCAGATTAAGTTTAACCCCTGTGACGGTAAAAAGCCCACCAAGCTAGAGTTGCGTAGAAGACGATCTGCTCACAGGCTATAACTCATGAAAAGCAAGAGGAATATGGTTACTTATGCAACCCTTGTTATTTTGGCAGCAATTGCAACCACCCTTTATCTGGGTTTTACGGGGTATTAAAAATGGCTTTAGTTCATATAGACGCAATAACTACCCGTTGTCCTTATTGTGGACAGACCAACAGAACCAAGTTTACAACCAACGAATGGGTTAGTGCTGGGTTTGCGTGGGTAGTCAAATGCACAAACACCTACCCCCCGGACCACTCTGACCAGAGTCTAGTAGGACAACTTTGTGATAATGGATATGTGGCTTCTATTGAGAAGTTCCGGACCATTGCCAAGGCATGGCAGACAGGAGTTGATTTCGACCCTCTGTTTGAAGAAGACAGCATTGTGTATCTTGACCCCTACCCCTCAGAGCCAGAGGTAGTGAATGGAACGAGTAATACACAACCACAACCGGAGGAACCTGTTGTAAGTGAACCAGACCCAATAGTGACGGATGAACCAGAAGGACCTACACCAATTGGGTAAACAATCATTTTAAAAAGGGAATCATGGAAGAATTTATCCCTAACGTGCAGGATTTTAAAACGCAATTAAGACGGCATGAGGGAATTAGACTAAAGCCTTATTATTGCCCAGCCGGGAAACTTACCATAGGGGTGGGAAGAAACTTGGATGATGTGGGAATAAATGCCCAAGAAGCGGATGTCCTGTTAGACAACGACATTGAGGATTTAGGCCGCAGGATGTTGGGACACCCAGACTTGCCCCCAATGGATGAGATAGGACCAGCCCGTTACTATGCTCTAATGAATATGGGCTTCCAGATGGGCTTTACTGGGCTGTTGAATTTCCAGAATATGCTCAAGGCACTCAGAGAACAGGACTGGGAAGGGGCAAAGAAGGAGGCATTAAACAGCCAATGGGCACGACAAACGCCCAGCAGGGCAGAGGAAATAGCAGAGATTTTAGCAACTGGTACTTGGACCTAGAAGGATGGGCACCTCTTATCCCTCAATTGCAGGGGTGCCCTAATGTTAACCTCTTCTGGGTGTTTAACAAATACCGGGGTTTTTTTGCTTCTTACTCCTTAATGTGCATCCTGTGAGTTTTGGAAGGACAGGCTAACCCCTGTCCTGTTTGCCTATGCAAGAGGGGAAAAACTTGGTTTTATGGATTTTAGTTATGATTCTCTTCTTCATTGGTTTTTCTGTTCTAGAGTCCTTTTTGTTGCCAGAACAACTTAATTTTTAAACGGTGTGTATTGCCAATTCATAGCCAATTAAAAGAGGACCTTTGCCAGTTATTGCCAATTACTGGAAAAAGTTTTTTGTGAAGGTTTGGACCCGTAGAGGGCAGAAACTGCAAGGGATAGCGGTTAATCCAACTTGTGTCAAATGGGTTCAAAAACTTGATCCAATGCCAAGCAAACATTTCATTTTAAAATCCTCCCAACCCCCCACAAATTCTAGCCATGCTGGGAACCTCCAGCACACCCTCCTTGACCCGTAGACAATTCATTGCCAAAAGTGGGAAGAGTTAGAGCAATTTCTTTATAGTATCTTCAAGAGTGATGTGGTCCCGATTCAAGTATCTCATGGTAGTGGACAAGTCCTTGTGGCCCATGAGTTTCTGAACGTGGACAGGAGACACGGAAGAGTCCGCTAAGAGGTTGGTGGCAAAGGTGTGTCTGTATCCGTGAAGAGTCTTGACCCCTTCCCCTATTCCTAGTTTTTCAAAGACCCTTTTAAAAGCCAAAGACAGTCCAATACGAGTAGACCAGAAAGGTTCTTGAGTGCGTGGATCTTCTAGGTAATAAGTGGCTTGTTCTTGAAACTGGAGGAATTCCAAAAGTCTTGGGTGAATAGGTAGGGTTCTTTCTTCTCTACTTTTGACTTCATCCAGTCCGGAGGTAATGAGGATGGTTTGTCTTACTAAGTCAATCTGGTCCCATCTCATCCCCCTCAATTCACTTGCCCGTATGCCCGTGTAGCGGAGCATAAGGTGGGCACGGAAAAGCAACCTTCCCCGGAGGTCCAACAACGGTTCCAGATACTCCTCCATTGTGCCCATGTCTTCTAATGTGTAGGTCTTTGGGGCTTTGCGTGTGTAACGAATATAGGGCACCTTTAAACGTCTAGGCATTCTTCCCAATTCCCGTAGGTACTTGAGAAAATAGCTACATCACGCATTGCGGAATTTATGGAAGCACTGGCCCAGCCTTTCTTTTTAAATGTTTCCAGCACCATCGACAGGTGCTTGACCTCTAGTTGTTCTGGCTGGTAGTGTCCAAACTTATTGGCAAAGGTTTCCAGACTGTACCCATAATGCTGGTGTGTGCTGGTGGCCCTAGACCGTTTGACATGATCCATAAATTCATTTAGACAAGCACGGACGGTGGGGGAAGCAATTACTTCATTCTTCTCTTTTATTCTGCTTTCTTCTTGGGAATACAACCGTTTTAAAATGTTGGTTCTTTCCATTTCAGAACGGGAAACAGTCCCCCGTTTTGTGTCCTTGAAGTCTAATTCATCTATTGGGATGAGGTCCCGTTTTAGACAAGTTTTCCCCTGTCTGTAAAACCTCCCGTAGTAGACTTTCCTCTTTTGGTCTTTCCCTATGTAGGTTTTGGGCCTCATAATGTTGGTAGGTGTGGATGGGTATTGCTTCCGTGATTAGTTTTAAAATCTGGGCAAATACCGTGTTTTGTAAACCGTGGTATTTCTTCCCCTCTATAATTCCCAATTCTGCAAGACGCATTACCTCTTGCAATACGGAAAGGTTTAAATTGCAGTCTGTTTCCGGAAGGGTACAAACTTCTTGAATTCCAGCATCTTTACATAATTGAAGTCTTTTTTTCTTGAGATGGTTCTCTAAGTGGTTCTGGTGTCGCAACTCCAAGACTTTTCTCCTCTTGTTTGAGGTAAGCAAGTTTTTCAAGTGCCCTCACTTGCTCCCTTAGTATTCTTAATTCTTCTTGTTCAGATTTAGCGTTAGCCCTTGGTCCTCCTGTTCCGTACAGTAGCCATTGTGTGTTATATCCCAATCTTGATAGCCCAGCGAGGATAGATTTAGGAATGTCACGGTTAACGTTTTTGGGATTTTGAACATTACCAAGAACTTGCGGAGAAATGCCCATTGCTTGGCAAAATTCGGTTTTAGTGCGGTAATGAGACATTTCAAAAAGTTCTTGCAAACGGTTTAAAATATTCTCTCTATTCAGTGCCATTGTGTCGCCTTTAGGGTAGAGGCATCTTGCCTAATCTTTAATGGGCAAGACCAGTGCCCCATGAATTGAAATAATGAGACAAAACATCTTGTTTTCTCTTGATAATTAACAAAGTGTTTAATAAGATTAACACATCAGATTCATTACTATCAGATGTTCAAAAATATGCAACAAAAACAAACTGAACTTTTGGAAACACTCCAGTTGCTCACCTCAGAGGTGAAGGAACTACGGGAGCAAGTTGCCGGGTTGCGTGGTGAACTAAAGCCAGAGTTGAGCAAAACGGCAACTATTCAAAGGGTAAAGCAAGAGGAAAGGCTTTTGTCCAATGCTATTACCCGTTTTTTAACACGGGATTAAAAACCCGTTTCATCTCTTTTAAAGAGGTCCAAAATGGCGAAAGAAAGACCAGACTATAAAACCTATATTGGGGGCACAGATTCCGGTCCTATTCTGGGGAAGTCCAAGTGGAAGACGAGGACAGAGGTTTGGGAGGAAAAGACGGGCAAGGTTGAACCCCCAGACCTTTCCAATAATCAAGCAGTACAGTGGGGATTAAAACTGGAAAAGTTGATTAGACAGGAAGCGGAGGTCTACCTTAAACGAAAAATTACGGTGCCCGGTTTCAAGCAGTCCAAAATTTTAAAATATGTGGGTGGACATATAGACGGGATGTTTAACGTAGAAAAGACGGTTGCCCTCACAATGCAGGAACAGCACAGGGCATGGGGCAAGAACAAGGGGAAGCGAACACGCAAGGAGAA